CCGCCGCCAACAGTAGATACAATCGCAACAACTGCAGATGCAGCAACGGCTATATTTACTTTAGGCAGTTCCACCTAGTACCCATTTGCAATTAATTTGCTGTATTCACCAGACATAAGCTTCTTTTTACAGTATTCTAAAAATTCTGGTGAACCTAGCTTACAACCGCTTTCTCGCATCCACTGCTCAATAACTACAAAAGGAATAGAACCTGCAAGCCGCATATCTGATTTGCGATTATGACCATCTATGTTGCGCTCTTTGTTAAAATCTAAAATGCGCTGCACATCTTGGCTTCGGTTGACAATAATTTTTCCGTCTTCGTCAAAAAATCTTGTAGAAACAGTCATTTTTTGGCTTTCTTTTTCTTAGGTGCTTTACCACCTTCCCATGCTTCATTAACATCTGGTGTGCTTGGGTCATCCGCTTTAAGTTTACCTTTTGCGGTACGAGCTCTTTTTGGCTTTGACGCGCCTAATTCAAGCGCCATACCTGCTTCAACCATAGCTTTTCCTGTTTCATCATCAACATCAATTTCTTGACCTTGCGCACATGGACTACCATTTGCCCATGGGTTTCTATCGGTTGTTATTTTAATTTTCATATTTGTCTCCTAGAAAGTGGGGCATTGCTGCCCCACCATATTTTAAATTAGTTCTGAATGTCTGCAACGATACCGTGTGCTTTTTCAGATGTTACTTGCAAACCATACTCACAAGAAATTAATCTACGCTCTGACAAACCAGTTTTAGCAAGAGGCTCTTGCTTCGCTGTTTGTAGGTATGCAACTTCAGCATATGACGGATCAAGAACTAACACATCAGGTGTATGAACAACACTTGACACTGTTCGTGTTCGCATATGTCTGTTTGGTACAATCTGTAATTCACCAAAGTCACTGATATAAATATCAACCGCTGCGGTCAATTTTTTGTCATCAACTTCTTGGAACTTTGTTGCGTTACCTGTGAAAGTAGAAATGGTTTGTTTCTGAGCAGAACCACACATAACAATAGATGGCGTTGCGCCTTCGTCCCAACAACCTTTAATGACAGTCTTTAAAAGTGTCTCAGTTATTGCACGAAGTGTACCATCTGTTGCTGCTGCGTTTACAAACCCAGAAGAACCTGCACCTGAAGTTGTACCATTTGCACCAGAACCACCGCGAGAAACGTTAGTTGTAAGGTACGCAGGTAAACCTGCAGTTTGTCTAGCTGTACCAGATGCACCAGCTGCTGCTGCTACGTTGTCAAGAAGCATTGCTTCCATATCACGCTTGAGCTCTTGCAGTTTATATGCAACCTGTTTTGCAACTGTTTGTGCGTTAGCAACACCATTAACAGCTTGGTTAGTAGAAGAAACTTCTACGACTTTTGCTGAAATTTGTGTGTAGCCACCTTTACGAACAGCGTTAGTTGGTGCTGTGTTGGAAAGACCAACGTCACCCTCTATCTGTCTGTTTGCGCCAGTTGCGGCTAGGTCAACTTCACTCCATTCAAAGTAAGTGTTGTCAACGTTGCGTGATCCAATAGTAGACATAAGTATTGTCTCTGTTGGCGTGATAGAAGCCATCGCTTCGGATAGGTCTTCTCTTATGGTAGAAACATCGTATGTTTCGTTGGTATTGGCTGTAACGGCCATGATTATCGTCCTTTCGACAAGAGTTAAGTACTAAGCCACTTTGCAACATCATCAATGCTGCCAGTTTGCTTCATGTTTGCCTTTGCGGATTTTGCTCTTGACGCTTTACCTGCAATATTAGATTTTCTAGCAGATGGTGTTACAACGGTAGGTCTGGCATCTTTTGCTTTTTTAGTAGCGTTAGATTTGTTAGCCATCAGTTCACGATATTTAAGTGCATCCGTTAAAATCATAACTTCATCAGCTGTCTTAACAGTAGCCATTTGCTCTGGTGTGAGCTTATAGTGTTTTTCAGCCTTTTTAGTCATGTCTTGGATAAATAAAGCTCGCTTTTCTGGGTCTGCAAACTCAGGCATCCAATCTTGTAATCTCATAGCTTGCTGAGATAAAAATTGTTTTTCTTCGTTTTGCTTTTGTATGGCTTCACGTTCTGCCATTGCTTTTACGTTGTGTTCCCATTTGTTTCGGTCATCTAATGCCTGACGATATTCAGCTTCTGCAATCGTCCAACCAACAGGGTCACTTGCTTTAAGTTCCTCAGAAGGAGGTTGCGGAATTGCTGGAATATTTCCAGATTGCATTTGTTGCGCCATTTGCATTAACGCTTGGCGTTCTTGGGCTACTTGTTCCTGTTGCTGTGCAAATTCTTGCTTTGCAGCTTCCAGTTCCTTTTTAACAGAAGCATTTTCTGCCATGCCCTTTTGGATATAATCTTGTCCGGCCGCGCTTCGCTTTAGTTCCCCAATGGTTGCTTTCTTCATTTCGCCATCGCTTTTATACTCAAGCTCTATATCGTCAGAAAGCTCAAAAGGAACGGCTGCATCGTCCTCTAGTTCATCCTCAGTATCAGTTATTTCTTCATCGATGTCTGATACCTCATCGACATCTTCTACTACTTCAGCATCTTCTACTGTTTCAGTCTGCGTATCATCAGTTGCCTCTACAGTTTCTTCTGCTTCTGGTTCAAGATTAGTTGGTGGTTCAAAAATTAAATTGTCTACAATATTATCTAATGAACCATTTGGCTTAGTCGTTTCCACGGTGCTTTGCCTTTCTTTCTTCTAGTGCCAAAGTATCAACATTTGTTTGTAACTTGGCTTTGATTAAATTTAAAGCGCGTATGATACTATGCGCTTCCTCTCTGGCCTCAATATCAGTGGCCGCACTATTTGCGAAAACAGTTTTTTGCTCCTCTCGCAAATCCTCAAAGGTTTCAATAAAAAACTCGTTGGTCAGTAAAAAATTCGACCTCTTAGCCTTCTGCTCTATATCCACCATTCATTCCCATCATTTCAGCATTATGCTCTCTAATAGCATTTTGCTCTGCTTTTATTTCCTCAACATCTACTGCTGTTCCGTACTTACCTAATATTTCAGCAACTTTAATTGCAAGGTCTTGAACCATTTTGTCGCGCTCTAGGTCGTCTTTCATACCAAGTTCGTGCATTTTATACTGATTATTCATCGCTGCTTTTTGCATATCCATTTGCGATTTCATCATTTCAGCTTGCATAAATGCTTGGTTAGGATCGGGCGCTTGTTGTTGCTGTTGTAACATTGCTTGCTGTTGCTGCATTTGCATATTTAGCATCATTTGCTCAATTTCAACCGTCATCGGTGCAATATAACGGTCGCTGTTTCTAATACCTGCCATTGCCATTATGTCAGCGATTGTGTTACGAATTTGGGTCAACGATACTAACCCATTTTGATTGCCATATGTTTGATAAATAGTTTGTTGTATTTGTAGCATTTGCTGCAATACGGCCATTTTATCGTTTTCTCGGCCAGTGCCTATGCCTACATTTACAGACATATCCATGTCGCCATCCCAATCTTTAATATCAATTGGTACAAAATTACCGTTTAAGCGCATCATTTCTTCTTTATTTGTGTGCTTAATCATGCATCTAAGCATAAGCTTAAACATTTGCTTCATGCCGCCTTCGGCGAAATTTCTTGCTATAACTTCAGCTTGACCTGTTTGGCCTTCTTGCGATGCAGCGATTGCTGTTGCTGTTGTGCTTTTAAGTACGTCAGGATCTAAACCTTGTGCCATTTTAGAAACACCAGTTTTGTTATCAACCAACTGGTCAAAGTACTGCAGTGCAGGTAGCGTAGAACCCGCTGTAAACGGAACAACCATTTCACGAATAGCATTTGGATTTGTAACTCTTACAATTCTGCCAATTTCGTTATTCAATAAATCATCAATAGCCGCTTGGCCTTCAACTACTTGCAAGCCGGGATTGTTTGTTAATGCAACATTGTCTAACACTCCACGCAACATTGCTGTTGCAGCATCTTGATCATGTATTACTAAATCAACTAAAGATGTGCCAAAAAATGTATGGCTTTCTGGGTCACATTCAAAAACGGCATATGGCGCATAATCAGCTTCTGTATAATCAAGCAATTTGTACAAACCACCTGCACATGTAAATTGATAAAGCCTAGGAATACCAGTACCTTCAATATCAAGCATCATGTAAGCAATTGTAACTGTTATCTTTTTTGACGATGCTGTAATATTTTCATCATCATCATGGTCGACAGCATAACCTCTGCGCTCAAACTCTGTTTCGTCATCTGCGCTACTGTAGTCATCGCCTTCCATGCCGCGAAGGTCTTCTAAATCAAAACCCATTGCTAATAAATCAGCAACACGCTTTTCGCTTGTATGACCGCAAATGTAATAATCATCTATGCTTCTAGCATTTCTGTCTATAAAAAAATCTTCTGGTGGTAAACTTTCTATACACAAATCACCCATTGATTGCATTCGTGATATTTTTACATTGTGTATTGTTTCAACAACACCCATTCCTTCCTCAACCATTCCAGTTGATATTTCTTCGTGTTCTATTACCTCTACGTCATCATCTTCAACTAACAGGGCAAATTCTTCGTCATTCAAATTTGTATATGTATGTATTTCTGGGCGCATTTCTTCGTTATAGTAAACATATGCAATGCCTGTTTTCTTAACCATGGCATCTTGAAATACATCGTTTAAAATACGATAACCGTTGTGCTGATGAAACTTATACGAAATATATGATGTTGCTTGTTCAGCAATTTTAACGTCTTCGGGACCTCTTGGCACAAACTCAACAGGCTTTTCGTGATTTAAAAATATACGCTGTATTGATGGCTTCAATCCACGAACAACTTCACGGCATTTTGTAGCGACAACACC